TGTTGCAACAGACCAAGCACACCCTACAATTGAAGCTCGTGGATCAGTTGCAGCACCTTCAGCAGCAGACGCATCAAAATTACTTGCTCCACTATTGGTGCTTGTCGTAGTGATTTTCAAGAATACTTCAAAGTCAGAATCGACTATCTCTTGTACTACCAGTGCCATTGTTTAACTCCTATATGTTTAACATTTCACGTTCAAAGTACTTCATTAGGTCTTTTTCAGACACTTTGTACCGTTTAGAAACGTCTTTTATTGTTTTTTCAAAACTATTTAGGAAATCTGAAGGTTTTGCGTCCATAACTTTAAAAATAGAATCAACAGCATCCTTCATCTTAGGAGAAAGTTTCCGATACTCCTTCGACTTACGATGTTCATCTTTCTCTACAACTGTAGATTCATAGATTTCCTCAATCCTCTTCATTTACATCTGCTTCCTGATCAACAAAATCTATCGGAGTTTTTACAAAACTATTTGCAACATCTCGACGTTGCATCTCTAGTTTATCTCCAACTCGCAGAGCCATATTATCTTGAAATATACGCTCTGCGTCTACATTATTACCTGATATGATTGCGTTTAGTAAATCTTTTGTGTCACTCATTGAAAGTCTCCTTCATCATCTTCATCGTCTTCTGCACTTTCTTTTTCAATCTGATCTTGCATTTCTGCTATTTGTGCATCATTCATATTTAAAACTTTTTTCAGTACAAACTGTTTTGAGAAGAATGTTCCCACATAACTCTCCACTTGTGATAAAGTATCGATGCGGTCCTTCAACAATTCTGCCTCTTTTAGTTCTGCAAAGTGACCGTCCTCTAAGAAGTTGTACTGAATATGCTCTTGCATATTAGGCCAATCCTCTGGTGAGATTACTCCTTTCAACAAAAGGTTTGTCTTCAAGAGGTCTGTGAGGAGCGGGGTAAACTTCTTACGGACACGTTGTACGAACTTTGTGAATTTAAGTTCGTCTCTAGTGATTTCAGTTGTTCTGCCGAGAGAGAAACCTTGCTCTGCTTCAAGTCTTGAAATCGGCACGTTAAGTGAACGGTATAGTTTCCGTTGGAAGTATACGATATCATCAATCTCTCCAAGATTAGAACCGCCGGGAAGTGTTGTAATCTCTGTTCCTCGACCGCCTTCTCGGCGTGGAAGCCAAAAGTCCTCCAACATACTCATATGGTTACGGTCATCTCGTATCTCACCTGTCGATGCATCATATACCAACTTGTTACGATAACGATTCATCACATCCTTGAGATACTGCTCTGCCTTTATCTTAGGCAAGTTACCAACATCAATGTAGAAAATCCTACGCTCGGGTGCGCGAGAAATACGATAGATGACTAGTGCATCTTCAATCATACGCAACTGATTGACAGGTTTGATTGCCTTGTGTAGATATGAAAGAACTCGACCACTTGAACTGTCAATAAGACCAGATGGACAATATGCGATAGCATCTTTGGCAATACGAATCCCTTGTGATGTTCCCCCAGAGTATCCTTTTTCATTATATACAAAATACTCGTTGACTGCCTCAACCATGTCAACTTGTGTTTTAGGGTCTTTACTTTTCTTTGTCTCCCGCACCTTTTTAATCTTTGTGGGGTCTATGTAACGAACTTGCGTAATACCCTTTTTTGGATCACCAGTGTCAATGACTTTGTGATAATAGAGGCGACCATCTACATACCACCGTCTAAAAATGTCGTGTCCTTTGACACCAAAATCTAAAAGACGTAGAACTTCATTGAACTCGTCTCTAATTCTTTTCTTGATTTTGTCTGGATACGGAAGATTATCCAATACAACTTCAACTGCAACATCATTTGTATTTGCTACAATTGATTCGTTTACGATATCTTCTATCGCAGCATCACACTCAGCTTGAAGTGAGATGTCTCTATACCTACGAATGAGGTCAATGTCTGAACGTTCACGCCCGTCTGTATTGAGTACAGACGATAAAAAACCACCACCGGCAACATCAACTGTGCCGTCATCAGGAGTAGGGGTGGTGAAAGTTTTCTCACCACCCTCTACTTCTTTGGTTGCTCTTTGAATTTGGAACCCAAAAAGTTGTGCCATAATATCTCCTACTTTGTATTATTTAGTAGGTTCTTAGAAGTTCACGCCAGAAGCTTCAAAGTGTTGGTATCTCCAAGTTACTTCAAATTCTTCAATCGCATCTGCCTGATCAGAAGTCAAGTCAATCTGCGATATCGTAAGTGGCCATGCACTTCTAAAGATATATGTCTTCAGAACCGTATCGTCACGATCCAACTGCTCTACTGTGAGGTCCGTCTGATAATCGGCGGGTGCAATCACACCAGTGTTATCAGCAAGGTCATTAATACCGTTACTCCAACGTTCCATCGCATTTCGGATCATGAAGTCAGTATCATTCATAAATGTAACTGTCCATGCATCTTCAAATGAACGGTCGCCTGCAATATAAATCTGCCTACCTCTGAATGGAATCGCAATCTCACCCAAAGTTTGTGCAGGGAGATTTGATGCACGGACTAGAAATGAAGCTCTACGAACATCAAGACCAATCGCAATGCCTGATGGCGGAGTAATTGTTACTCGAAACTGATTAGCGCGAGCACCTCCACCAATTAGGTTTGCTTTAAAATCGTCAATAAGTGCCATGATTAACCTCCTACCTCGCTAAACGATACGCCTGTGCGAACCGCGATAAAGTTAAGTGTGATAAAGTTAATCGAGCGGTTTGGTTTGATGAAGATATCACCAACAAACTCGTTACGATCAATCACCTCTCCTGTATTGTTTGTTGCGTCACAAATAACACGGAAGTCCGTAAGACCTCTACGACCTTGAACATCACGAAGGAAAGGTTCAACTAGGTTACGGAACTGTGCGCGAGTGAACTCATCGTTGAATTCGAAGAGTTGGAACTTAGCAGCAGTTGAGATTGCTTTCTCAAGAACCAAGAACAACCGACGCACATTGATGCGGTCAAATGCACTTGGTTTAGAAAGAGCAGTTTTGTCACCGAACAGAACCACACCTTGGCCGGGGAAGTCAACCACAGGGTTAACTCTCGCACGATATAGACGATCCCTTTCTGCCTTTGTTGGGTTGAAGGAAAGTTTAATCGCACCGCGAATATTACCGCGATTGTATCCAGCAGGAGAGAACCAAGAGTCAGCAACACCATCTGTATACGCACAAAGACCAGCTATATCACCATTTAGTGGCACGAAGCGGAATACATCGTTGTACTTATCGTACATGTATTTGTATCCACTATCGAATACCATGTAAGACGATGATGGACAAAGGTCAAAAGCATCAATCACATTGCTTGCCTGTGTGACATTAGATGTGACATTTACAGTTGCAGAGCGAAATGGTGATACGAAACCAACACAGTCTCTCCTAGATTCAACAAGGGCCGTAATCATCGTCACATGAGTGTCCTGTCCAGTTTTGGTATCTGCAACAGCAGAACTTGGACCACCCAACACCAAGTTAATATCCAGTGATTCTGTATCTGCAAACTTATCATATGCAATTTCAAGCTCACCAGCGGTTACCGCGTAGTCATCTGTTCCACCTGTAAGTGAATCTACAACAGGTGCGTTGACTGCTGTATATGCTGAAGTTGTGTCTGTACCCCAGTTAGAACCAGCAGAAGTATGGTCCATCCAGTAAATGTACTCAGACTGACGATAGAATACATCAGGATAGTAGTTTGAACTACCCTGTGCAGTTTTCGCGATAGGGTTCTTGGACATATTTGCAAATGTCTCAAGAACCGCGTTTTGACGATTACCGTTAGTATCTACATCAAAACCAGTGATGTCACCAGTTGTATCGTAGACAGCAACGTGAAGTTCATCACCAGAGCCGCGCCCGTTATCAGTTGCCCACTGAGAAGTTCCCGGCGCACCGTCAAAGAGGTCATAGAACCTCCAGCGTCTACGAATGAAACTGTTATCTGGAATGATTGCCTGAAGACCGGCACCTGTAGGGTCATCTTTTAGACGAACTGTGAGGTCATGTGTGGCAATCGCAGTGATTTCATACTCGTTTCCGTCATCATTAGCGTTGAACGCAAATGCTGTTGCATCTGAAGACGCATCAGCACTTGAGAAAGATATGATATCACCAACACTAAACGCAGTGCCGTCATCAACTTTAACCGTTGTAGCACCTTTAGCATCTTCACCAACAGTCTGGTTACTGGAACCAAGGTTCTGTTCATATGCAGTAGCATTTGCACATATTGAAACACCGATTGAGTTACCGTGTGTGCCAGCAGTCCTCGCAGCCCATTCACCGACAGATGCCTGACCTGACGAAAATGAATTAAGATAATGGTCTGTATCGCGAATAAGAATCGCAGTGCCTTGTGCAACAGCATTTACAATGCCTGACTCTGCACGAACCACTCGTAGTGCATCACCGTACTGCAAGAAGTTTGCAGCAGTGAAGAAAAATTCGAAATTATCTCCCTGTGGTTTACCAAAAACCTCTACCAATTCATCCTCTGATGAGATAGCCGTAACTGAGGAAACTGGACCTTTCTCAAAAGGACCAGCAATTGCAGCAATAGAGGTTGAAACAGCGGGAACGACGTTTGTAAGATCAATCTCTCTTACTTGAACGCCGGGTGAAACTAGAAATCCCATCTTTTTACTCCTTAGTTAAAGAGTTGTTATTCTCTAAAGATATTTATAAAAAAATAGTTTTGCAAACCACCGATTTATAAGTGTTATATCATATAAATAAAAGTATGAACGAGCACTATGAGAAATACAAAGACACGATCAAAAAGGTATCTAGAAGAAACTACCAGAAACGTAAGATTCTCCTAGAAGAGTTTCTTATTGACAAGTCATGTAGACACTGCGGCGAGTCTGAACACGTATGTCTCAAGTTCTATCCTCATGATGCTGAGATACGCAAGATATCTAAACGAGTTGGAACGAGTGATGAGAGCAGAAAAGAAGTCTTTCACCTCATAGACCAATCAGATATTCTCTGTTATAACTGCTTCATCAAGAAACATCACGATTTGATTGAATTTATTTAACCTAGCATATACATTGACCAATCATAATCTGAAAAATTTTCTCTTGTAATAACTATACCCTCACTAGTTATTGCGATATTTCTTAATGGCGGCATGAGTTTTTGTATACGGGTTACAGATGGGTCTGATGGTCTATCATATTTCATTCTAAATACGCTTATCACTTTTGGAATATGATATGATATAGTTTTATCCTTTGTGAAATTATATACAAAATCTCTTATAGGCATTTTACATGTTAAGTAATGTTTTTGATTTTTTGCATGTTTATCCCCATAACCAACAGTTCTAAACCACTGAGCGGCACCGGGCTTGTTAGAGCTATCCCACCCTGCACTCGTTAAATTATAAAAAACCATTTCTCCTGATAATGTATGATTAACAGCAAATTTTTCAATGGATGGGTGTGTAAAGAAAGATTTGTGGTTTCTAATATCAACCCAATTCAAATTACAATTTGATATCATTCGAAATAATCTGTATGTATAATTATATCGACGTTTAACGTTCCAACTTCCCACATCATCTTTTATGTCAATACCCACACCATGTAAATTTGCTGCTGCACCAAACATAAGGTCAGCTTCTGGTCCTGCTGTCCAAACATGTTCATCTGGTTTTGCAAGACCATATGTATTAGTCATTGTGCTTGTTTCGTCAATTACATAATCAATTCTTCCTTTAATAAGTTTATGAAATAATTCTGGAGTTTCTGGTGAACCACCTATAATAATACGAAGTTGTTTATGTAATCCAAGCTCGTTAAATGCAATTAACATTGCATTACTATCCAAACCACCAGACCAGAAAATGTCTATGGTTTTTCCTTCACTTGCAATAGATTGTGCAGCATCAAACATACAGTCTGTAAAAGATTGTTTAGGATATTCTTTGTATGGAATCCATTCAAGAGGTGATTTGACATTGTACATAAATTGTGTTTCATGTTTTCTATCTATAAGCCCAGTTACAGACGAAAAACGGTACGCATCGGAGCCTGCCTCTATCCACATTTCTTTTTCTAATAATATAGAATTATTTAAACTATCTAAAAGGTCTGGTCTATTATTAATCACCCAATCTTTTATAAGTGAATTAAAATCACCTGTCCACCACACCAATTCTTTTTTTATTTTCTGCATTCACTCAAAATGTTATTATTTTACCAGTTACTACCATAGTCCCTCACCACGGGATTCCATCGTGTTCCATACTCATCAACGACCTCACCTATATTCTCGTCCTCTAATCCATCAATGATAAACCCAAACGGAGCCATGTCCTGTTCTAATGCATCCTGTTGTTCTCTCATCATTGTTTTGCGAATATCACTGTCTGTAAGTTCTTTGAAATATTGTTGATCTGTCATCCATGCAAATATGAATAGACACGCAACTAAGTCATCGTTACACCCATCATCTGCTTCGAAAGAATTACCTCTGACAATAAACGTTGACAATTCATTTATACAATCGTAGTCCTCTACAATTAACTTGCTATCCTCAATCATTTGTTTGAGATTAGAGCAACCTATCTTCTTGACTGCCTTTGTGGTTCTTACTCCCAATTGTGCTCTACCCCCTGAGAACCCCCCTCCAAGGACTTGTCCCGCACGCCCACGCATGGAAGCCATAATAAGGTTGTCATACTCCAAATCAAACTGCATAGCACTTGCAACTTGTTCTCCTATATCATTTACCTCAATCAATACAAATGCTTGATTATACGCACGGGCAACCTCATATATTTTTTGAGGAAACAAAAGAGGTTTAACTTCGTTATCTCTGTATTTTGCAACTATTTTATAGGGAAGTTCTGTTACGTCAATTACACAAAACGCAGAATAGTCATTCTTTGTGCCACGCGAGACATCGGCGGTCATCACGTAAGTGCGGTCTTTTTGCGGCGGTACGTGAACATCTAACCCTGCATTTGACTGAGTTGGCTCTCTGTATGTCATCGTGCGAAGTTTTGAGGGTGTAATAAGAGTATCGATAGAACCAAGAAACTCACACTCAAACTCTGTGTTAAACTGTGACTCTGATGTGTTCTTGATTGTCTCTGCCTTCCACGCCTCGTCTCTACCCGGCACCTCTGACCAGTGAACCTCTATTGGTACATAGGAGTTTCTACCTTCTTCTGCATCTACCCACAACTTATAGAACATATTCATACCGTGTGGTGTAGAAACAATCATCACCTTCGTTGACTTACCTGATGAAATTGTGGGGTACACAGAGGAAAAGAACTGCTCAGCAACGTTGGCCGGGACATAAGCAAATTCATCAAGAAATATGATGTTATAAGACCCACCACGCACAGCACTAGCACTAGTAGATGAAGCGAGTATTTTTGAACCATTTTCCAACTCCAAGGAACCTTTGTTCCAACTCATCACCCCCTGTTGCAACCACTTAGGTAAGTGTTCATATGCCAACTGCAATCGACCAAGAAGGTCACGGGCAGTTGCTGCCTTGTTCGCAAGGATTGCCACATTCACCGTGGGGTTGAACAAGACATAGTGCAAAAGGTATGAGATAATAGTTGTGGACTTACCAGACTGTCTAGGAAGTTTACAAATAGTAAAACGATTACTATGAAAAGTTCCCACCATCTCTTTCTGGAAATCATACATCTTAAAAGGCACAAGCCCCTCATCAAGAGAAACGATGCGAACATACGTCTGAATAAAATACAGAGGGTCTTCCATACATCTCTGATATTCTTGGAGTTCTTCTTTCGTCCACTCTTGTTGAACATTTGCCCGTTTGAGATTTGGGTTTCCTAGATAGACCTGTTCAGTCATTCCCTATTCTTCCAAAAATGAGTTCCATAATAATGATCTTTTGTATA